TTGAATGCACTTTCAGCGTTGAACTTGCTGGTTCTGGTACTGCGGGTACTGCTCCTCAGTACGGCAAAGCACTGAAAGCATGTGGCCTGGCTGAGACCATTGTTGCTAGCACTTCAGTCACCTACGACCCTGTCAGCTCTGGGTTTGAATCGGTCACCATCCACTACATGATTGATGGTGTTCGTCACCAAATGCGTGGTTGCCGCGGCAATGTGGCATTGACGGCCAATGTCGGAGAAATCCCCACTTTGGATTTCACCTTCACCGGCATCTACGTCGCTCCTGATGACAGTGCAATCCTGACGCCTACTTATGCGAATCAGGATGATCCTCTGGTGTTCAAAAACGACAATGTGACTGGCTTCCAGTTGCTGTCTTACGCAGGTGCTCTTCAGAGCTTCTCGTTTGACCTTGGTAACACCACTGTTTACCGCGAGCTGGTTGGCGGTTCCAAAGAGGTTCTGATCACTGATCGTGCGGCCTCTGGCTCTGTCTCGATTGAGGCAGTGACGATGGCAACCAAGGACTATTTCGCACAAGCTGTTGATGACGATGCCGCTCTTGGCAACCTCGTCTTCACTCACGGCACTGTTGCTGGCAACAAAGTCCAGTTCACCTCCAGCAAGGTGGATATTGGAGACGTTGCTTACGGCGATTCAGATGGCATTGCCATGCTGGAGATCCCGTACACCTGCGTGCCGGACTCTGCAGCCAACGCTGAATTTGATCTTGTCTACACCTAAGCTTTAGAAGAGCTGCATCAAGAGGGAGCCTTTGCGGGCTCCCTTTTTTTGTGTATGCTGAGCCGGCTTATCTCCTTATCTAATGGCTTTTGTACGCAAGAAGGTTAAAACCTTCAAGTGGCCTGTGAAGGTCAAAGAGCCAAGTGCTGATCGTGCTGGTGAGTTCGACACTTTTGAGTTTGTTGCTCTGTTTAAGCGTGTAAAGCTTTCAGAGATTGAGCAGATGGGTGATGACTCTGGATTGCCGTTGCTCAAAAAAGTTCTTGTGGGATGGGAAGGCATTGAGGATGAGGATGGCAATGCGGTGCCTTTCTCCTCTAAAGAGCTTGAGTTGTTTGCCGATGACGTGGATTGGCTGAAGGCCGTGCTGTCGGCTTACACCAATACTTACGCAGAGGGTGAGGCGGGAAACTAAGGGAGGCTGCTGTTCATTGGGCGTCTGGCGGCAAGATCGTTGAGGACAAAACCCAGGATGATGCAGCAGCTTTTGGCATAAAACTGCCAGAGCCCAAGCAGGAAGAGTCTGAGGACTTTGAGGTTTGGGACGAGAACTGGGAAGCAGTGATGATGTTCCTGCGCATGCAGACGCAATGGCAGGTATCAATGAGTGGATATGTAGGGCTGAAATACGAGGTATTGCTGGGTTCCGGAGGCTTGTGTGACCTCTACAATGTGGAAGATCGCCGCGACGTGCTCGAACGCCTTCAGATCATGGAGGCATCGGCCCTTACCGAACTGAGGAAACGCTCTGATGGCAAAGCCAATTGAAACGCTTTCCATCCAGCTGAAGTTCAAGGACGCTGGCAGTCAAGCAGCAATTGAAAAAGTCAAAGGCAGCCTCAAGCAACTACAGCTTGGGGCCTCAGGCGCAACGCCGAGAATAAAGGGCTTGCGTAATGAAATACTTGCGCAAGGAAGAGCAAGCATAAATAGCGTTTCAAATATCAATGCTCAACGCAACGCGCTTGCAGCTTTGCGAGATGAGGCCCGCATCGGTGGGAAAAACTTTAAACAATTAACCGAGGACATTAAAAAACTTGATGCTCAGCTGGGCAAGACATCTAAAAAGTCTGGCAACATGGGCGCTCGTCGGGCGACACAGACCGCTGGCGCAATTATTTCTGGTGGTATTTTTGGTGGTCCTGAGGGCGCAATTGGTGGTGCGTTGGGTGCGTTCGGTGGAGTAGAAGGCGCATTTGCTGGTGCAGCAATTGGTGCTCAAGTCGGCATGCTGCGTCAAGCTGTTGGCGATATGGCTAACTATGCGGCGAGCATTGAAAAGTTAAAGATTGCATTGAATGGCATCTTGCCTGAGCAGGATGAGTTTAACTTCGCCTTGCAAGTTGCTAGCCAAGCAACTCGCGAGTTGAATATCCCGCAAGAGCAGTCAATCCGGGGAATGACACGGCTTTCTGCTGCCGTGACGGGTGCTGGCGGTCCTGTTCAGGATGCTGCGGTGACATTCAGAAACGTTACAGCGGCTATCAAAGCAACAGGCGGCAGCGCTGAAGACGTACAAGGTGCAATCACTGCAATGGTGCAGGTTTTCAGTAAAGGCAAGGTTAGCGCTGAAGAACTTTCAGGCCAGCTGGGTGAGCGCTTGCCTGGTGCTGTCACGTTGTTTGCCAAGGCAAACAAAATGACTCTTCCTGAGCTTCAAAAGAATTTGAAAGCAGGCACTGTTGGCTTAAATGAGCTAATGAATTTTATTGTCGAACTTGGCAACAAGTTTGATGGCACTGCTCGTCAAATCTCTGATTCAAATGCTGAGGCAGGTGCTCGTCTGTCGGTTGCTATTCAAGACATGCAAGCAGATGTTGGAGCTGCTTTGATTCCAATTGGCGGTCAGTTCCAAGCAGCATTTGCCGACTTTGTGCGCAACATCACGCCATATTTGGTTCAGATTTTGCCAACCATTGGCAACTTGTTCTTGCAACTTGCTAAAAACCTTGACACGCTGGTCGTGGCTGCAACCGCAGCATTTAGCATTTTTGCTGCAGCAAAAATTGCAGCTATTGTCGCCAGCATCGGCACCATCAGCGCAGCTCTTGAGTTAGTAAGGGCAAAGCTTGTAACCATTGGACTCCTCAATCCTTTTACGGCACTTGCCCTGGGTGCTGGGGCACTAGCAGGTGCTATTTACAATGCGAGCAAGGAGCAAAGCAGGTTTAACGGTCTTGTAAGAGACGGAACTGTAGCTCAAGTAGAACAAGAGATAAAGCAAAAGCAGCTAGAGCGTGATCGCAAAATTCAGCTGAAACTTGATGCGATAAGAATTGCAGGTGGGGAGCAAAACCTAGACCCAATAACGCGTGCAACTCTGCAGCAACCAATTGACACCTTGGGTCAGCAGTTAGATCAGCTTCAAGAGCGGCGTAGGAGTGCTATTTACGACAGAGAGCAAGGAGCTGACCTTCCTCTGAGTTTGCTGCCACGGTTCAAATACGCTCCTGTAACCACTGAAGATGGCGGCGGCACCGCTGGCACAATCAAAGACATCACAGAAGCGCAAGCTGATGCATTGATTGCTCAAATTGGCCTGCGCCGAAGAGATGTTGAACTGACTAAAGAGCAAATTCAGGCAGCCGCTCAGGCAGCCAGAGAAGCGGCCAAAGCTTTGCCGACGCAAAAGCAAAGGGTTGAGCTTGCAAAAATCAACAATCAAGAAGCGAATCAAATTTTTGCTCTTGAGGAAAAGCAAGCGAGAACAGCAAAGGACAAAGCTAGAGCGCAAAATGAGCTGAATGAGCTATTAGCCAAAGCCAAAGGCGAGCAAGGCATTATCAACGATAAGCAGCTGCAAGCTGAATTAAATCAAATCAAGGTTAACGAGTTGATGTTGAAGTTCAACATCTTGGTGGAAGAGGGTGTCTACAATTATGACGAACTGAAGGAAAAAATTGAAGCAGCTGTTGCTGCAATGAATCAAGCGAAGTCACCCATGGATTCTTTTAAGGATGGCCTGAAGAAGATATTTGAAGAAGCGATGAACATCAACCAAGCATTAGCTGATTACGGCGTGCAAGCTGTTCAGCAGTTTGGCGATGCATTTGCGGACTTTGTTGCCACTGGCAAGGCTAATTTCCGAGAGTTGACGGCATCTATACTTGAAGACTTAGCCCGTATTTTTGCGAAAGCTGCGTTGTTCCAGGCATTAAGCCTGATCCCAGGTGTTGGCAATTTCCTCGGGCTGGCGGCCAAAAATGGCGCAGCAATTAAGGGTGGAATCACACCGCCAACAACAATGCCTGACTCAGTCAGCTTAATGGCGGCCAATGGCATGGCTTTTGCCAGAAACAAGATTGTGCCTTATGCCAAGGGCGGCATCGTAAGCAAGCCGACATTGTTCCAATACGCCAGCGGTGGAGCAGGTCGATTTGGTCTTATGGGCGAGGCTGGCCCAGAAGCGATCATGCCTCTGCGTCGAGGAGCTAATGGCAAGCTTGGCGTTGAGGCATCAGGCGGCGGCGTCGGTAACGTAGTTGTGAACGTTGATGCAAAAGGCACAGCTGCTCAAGGCGATGGGCCTTCAGCCAATCAGCTCGGCAAGGCTATTGGCGCCGCTGTGCAGGCTGAATTGATCAAGCAACAACGACCTGGAGGACTTCTGTCACGCTAATGGCCACATTTCCAAACATCAGCCCTGACTACGGCGCTCAAAAGGCAAGTAAGCCAAATGTGCGAAGTGTGCGCTTCCTTGATGGCTACGAACAAAGGTTGACGTTTGGCTTGAATCAAAACCCAAAGGTTTGGACGCTTAGCTTTGTAAATTTGACAGAGAATGACTCAGACACCATTGAGAATTTTTTGGATGCACGCGCCAGCGACAACGCATCCTTTGACTGGCAGCCGCCTGACGAAAGCACAACCTACAAGTGGGT